AAGTCAAACAACGGAGAGAATAAAGCCGATGTTGATATTATGTCATCCGAGTTAAACCAAAGCGAAAGTCAGGTTGCTATTGATGACTTATTCAATAAATTGCTTGTCATTCAAGGCATAGCAAACAGAGAGGGCAACACCGGGGGCGATACAATGGGGGCTGTCAATCTCCGAAACGGATATATTGACAGTGAAAAGAGAGCCGAGTTGTCCGAACCGTCCTTCAAAAAGGCAGAGAAAGACTTTTTACGCATTGTCCTATACACAATGAGCGTAAGAAATCAGACATCACTGAAAATCTCGGATATTGAAATAAAAATCTCACGTTCAAAAATGGACAATATGCTCACAAAGGCAGAGACACTCAAACTTCTGCTTGATTCTGGCATATATCCCGAAAGAGCCTTAAAGAGTGTCGGATTCTTTGCCGATCCTGAACAAGTGGCTATCGAGTCGAAGAAGAGGTTTGACATTCTCTATCCACAGGAAGCACAGACACCCAATGAGACAGTAGAGGTAGTCGATGAAGTTCGATGAACTGAATCAATTAAAACGTTTCTTTTCGACAATGGAAATATCCGAGAGTGAAAAGAAGAAACGGGCAGATTTCGCTTATCTACTGTACGATGCGATTTATTATGTGCTTTTATCTATCAAATTAGAGATAAAGGTTAAGGAAAAGCAGGGCAAAATACCCACAGAGAGCCGAAATGAGACAGTTTCAAAGCGTCAAGGTAAATCTGTAAGGGCGGACAGTCAAAAGTCGGTAAATGAGCAAAATACGGATAAAAATACTCAAGATTCGATTCGTCAAACCGAGATTCAGAAGATTGTCGATTCGTATAGGCAAACACTCAATAATCGTCTGATAGATGTATTCGGGGATAAACCTTATGAGCCGGAATACGTTTCAAGACTATCAGACGAGATCATAGATACTACAACAAGACATCCAGACGATGACTATTATCTGTCAAGGGAAAGAGCCTTGTTGATAGGACAGAACGAGTCAAACACAACGTTCAATCATATCGACTATACCGAAGCCAAAGAAAGTGGCAAGCGGTATAAGGTGTGGCTCACGGAAGCTGATGAGAAAGTCAGAGAGGAACACGCAGAAGTGGATATGATGCGTATTCCTATTGATGAAATGTTTGACGTAGGGGGAGAACAATTAAGATATCCGCACGATTATCTTAATGGAAGTGCTAAAAACCTTGTTAATTGTCGATGCACTTGTAGGTATGAGTGGTAAACCTCCTTTTTATAAATCATCATTCTAAAGCGGTCTGTTGTGCAGGGGCAGACCGTGAGGAAATTAACGTCCTTCGGGGCGTTTTTTAATACAAGCAACCATGCGTAAATGGCAATCCAAGTGGAAGCAACCCACGATTAAAGCGTAGGAGAAAGGGAAAGAACATGAGCAGAAATGAAGTAAAAGAACTATTAATGTCTTGGGGAATAGAAGAACCCACAGACGAGCAGATTTCAGATTACCTTAATCGGATGCAGAAAGAGGTCAAGGCGGCAGAGGATAAGGCTACACGCTATAAAGCCGATGCTGACAGAGTGAAAGACCTTGAAAGTCAGATTGAGGAATTGAGTAACGCAAATCTGACCGATTTGGAGAAAGCCAACAAAGCAACGGAAGACGCACTCAATCAGGTTGCTAATTTGCAGAAAACCGTCACGCAGATGCAGTTGATGAAGAGTTTAGCAGAAATCGGCATTGTAGGCGAAGATGCAGACGGTCTGATTAGTGAGGACGGCTCTTTGAACACAGAACAGCTCGGTAAGATCATCGAGAGCAGAGAAAAGGCGGCGGTTGCGACATACCAGAAGCAGACGCTTGATTCTACCCCTGCCCCGGATGGAAAGAAGGGCGAAGATGAAGAAGAGAAGCCTTACAAAGATATAGTTGATCGGGTTGCCGCTTCAAAGAAAGCAGAGACAGAGGCGGTCAACATAATTGATTCATACAAGTAGGAGGAAATAAAGATGAAGTATACACAGACATCTATTCTTGGTACTCCCGAAGTCCTGAAAAGGAAACTTGGCGGCGAGTATTTCAAAGAACTTGCGATTGATGCTAGTGCTTTCACTAACGGTGTACTTCCGGCAGGGTCAGCAGTAGCGGCAGACGGCAAGAAGTCAAGCGGCGATGGTTCAGACGTATTCGGTATCACTCTTAACGATTGTTACGAGGAAAACCCGAACGTATCTGTAATCGTTGCATTTGCGGTAATCAACGGTGCCAATAGCACAGCAACAACATCAGACAGGGCGGCTCTTTCCAACCTGTACTTTGAATAAGGAGGTACATTATGGGTAAATTCAATGACGTATTCGGTTCATCCGTAGTTGCGGCAGTTTACAACGAAGCCGCATCTAACAGAATACCTTATCTTGGAGAGGGCTTTTTCCCGGCAAAGCAGAAGAGTGGACTTAACCTTAAATGGATTAAGACCTCAAAGGGTCTGCCTGTTTCACTTGCTCCCTCGGCTTTCGACGTAGTAGCACCTATCAGGTCACGTCAGGGCTTGGAAGTAATTGACACAGAAATGGCTTACTTCAAGGAAGCAATGCTTGTTAAAGAGCAGGACATTCAGGACTACGATAACGCAGTAGAGGGTTCGCCTCTTGCAAGAGAGATTCTTGATCGTATCTATGACGATTCAACAACCCTTGTTGACGGCGCACACGTTGTTTCCGAGAGAATGAGAATGTCACTTCTTGCAAACGAGAACGGACACCCTTCAATCACAATCGCAGTTACCGGGGGTGCAAACTACACCTACAACTACGATCCGAACAACACATACAGTGCAAACAACTATACAGCACTTTCAGGTACATCACTGTGGACGGACACGGCAAACTCAAAGCCGCTTGAAGACATTTCCGATGCACAGGATGCCGTAGAAGCAAAGACAGGCACAAGACCCACTATCCTTCTTATCAGCAAGGCTACAATGAACCTTCTGAAACAGAACGCTTCAATCAAGAGTGCTATCCTTGCGCAGAACGCAACGGCTAACATCTTTATGACCGATGCCAGAGTTAAGGAACTGTTCTCTAACGAACTTGGTATCTCGGTTATCGTATATTCAAAGATGTATAAGGACGAGGCAGGCACAGCCAAGAAGTTCTATCCCGATGGAATGGCTACACTTCTCCCGGAGGGTGCGCTTGGTAACACTTGGATGGGTGTAACACCCGAAGAGCATAGATCAGACAAACTTGATGTAACAATCGTTGACAACGGTATTGCCGTAGCGGTTGAGACGAAGTTTGATCCCGTTCAGACACTTACAAAGGTGTCAGAGGTAGTGCTTCCTTCATTCGAGAGAATGGATGAAACCTACATGATTAAAGTTGCGGCTAACGTAACGTACTAAATGGGAGGTAGAGCCATGAAGTTTGATTATTTAGTTAAACATAATGGTATCTACTATCCGGCAGGTACAGATGTACCGATAGAGACGAGCGGTGGGGGCGAGGTTGCCCCTGCCGTTAATGTTTCGGGGAAAGTAGATACAGACGAGATTCAAGCAAATTCCGACAAAGTATTTGCTGAATTTGACAGTAAGAGAAAAAAATACACCGAGGAAGAACTTGACCTGCCTTACATGAAACTCAAAAGCCTTGCATCAAAAGAGGGATTCAAGGTTGATAAGTCGGCAAAGGCAGAAGAGATAAAGGAAATGTTGAGGTCATTATGACACTGACAGATTTAGGCGAAAAGGTATATACGAAAGCATTGACATACTTGAACGAGATTGAGGAAGAGCCTACGGGATTTCCTATGTCTATTGTTGATTTCGTAATTGAGTATGCGGTCAATGAAAGCCATTTCCCCGAAAGTTTTACAGAAGATAGGATAGCAACAAGGTTAGACAGATGTTCAAGTGCGTTGGCAATGGCTTGTGTGGAAGTCTACGGAAGAGCCGGGTCAGAGGGCGAGAGAGCGCATAGTGAAAACTCAATCTCTAGGACATATGACGGTGCGTGGATTTCAACAAGATTGCATGACGTATTACCGAACTATGTAGGTATTATATAATGCGTTGTCTATTGAAAAACAAGCAGACCTTATATTATGCGCTACTTATAGGCACAGTTCCAGAGTATGAACTTGATTCCGAGGGGAACAAGGTTGTTGACTATGTGGACGAGGAAACAGGAGAAGTTTTCTATGTTGAAACGGGTGTGCAGACACCTATATACAGTGAGCCTATCAAGTTTAAGGGCAACATAGCATTTGCCGGGGCAGACCTTTTAAGAGTCGAATACGGAATATCAGACGAGAACTACGAAGCCGTATTAGTGCTTAACAAAGATCAGATACCGCTTAAAGATACTTCCTTGATTTGGTATCAGACAGAGCCGAAAACAAAGGAAATAGACGGTGTTAAGTATGCCGATGACGCAACAGCAGACTATAAGGTACTGCGGTCTGTACCGTCACTGAACAATGACAGATTTATTCTGACAAAGGTTGTTAAATGAGAGTAAGCCTTGACACAAAAGAGTTAGATGCACTTGCAGATTATTTAGATAATTACGCAAAGACATTTGAGCAAAAAGTACAGACATTCCTTGAAAAACTAGCAGAAAAAGGTATTGAAGTCGCTTCCGTAAACGGGGGCGATTTTTCATCTTACATAGTTTATTCAAAGAAAGTCGAAAGCGGAACAAAAGTATTGATGATCGCCAAGGATAGAGAAGAGATAACTAATTCTTGGTATGCAAGTTCAACGTCAAAGGAATTGCGGCAAGAAACTATATCTCCATTACTTATGGCTGAATTTGGTTCAGGTCATTACGCAATATCCGCAGAGGGCGAAGCATCGGGATTAGGCGGTCAAGGCACATTAAACAAGTACGGACACGCATTTGATTCAAATGGTTGGTATTGGTGGTCGGATGATGCGACTTCAATGGATGGAAAACTACTGAACGAGAAAGACGGGCGGTGGAGATTCCATTCGAGAGGTACACATCCGAGTCAACCTTTACATAAAGCGGTTATGGCTTGCATTGAGCAAGTCGAGGGAATAGCGCGTGAGGTATTCGGATGAGTTCTATATGGATTGACGAACGGATAAACAAGATTTTTTCGCACGTTCGCAACAAAACAAAAAGTGCATTAAAGGATGTTTACCCTGACCTTACATTCACACAAGATGATTCCGAGAACGCAGAAGCGCACTTTCCAACCGTATATATGTTTTTCGATTTCGCAGAACGCGGAACTACCCTTGACGGTGGGGCGATAAATGCCGTTTTAATGACAGTTCGCACAAGAATTAGCGTAACCAAGACCCAAGGCAACAATGCCGCGCGAGAGGTTAACGCTAAAGTGCGTGATGAACTTATCAATTACGGATTCATTGCTTCGGGTAGTCCTATTCCTACGGTATCGGGAGATGTAAAAGTCATCAACTCAAATTATCAGAGGGTCATTGGTTTTAATGATCCAATTTAACGGAAGGAGAAAAGAGATATGGCAGTAAATGAAATGGGTCTGTCTACCCTTGGTATTACCCTTGGATATGCCGTTGGTACAACAAAGCCTGCATCATTCACACAGCTTGACAGAATCGTATCTATCGGTGAGGTCTCTATCCAGAATGAAACGATTGACGTATCTTGTCTTGAAGACCTTACATCAAAGTTCGTTCGTGGACGTGGTACTATTTCAGATACTATCCCTGTTGTAGTTAACTGGACGGACGAGGTAGAGGCACAGTGGGAAGCGGTGCTTTCGGCATTTGCCGGAAAAGACCCCGGCGAGGCAATGTGGTGGGAAGTAATTGTACCCGGTATGACAAAGGCGGCTTTCTTTAAGGCACAGCCCCCGACAGCACTTCCCGTTCCTTCAATGGAGCAGAACGCTGCTTTTACTAACACGATGAACCTTGTTGCAGAGGATTTGATCGGTTGGGACACCAAAGTGGCTTTCTCGTAGACGGGCTTAATGGGCTGAAATTAGGCTCGGCAGATTTAACTCCTACGTTTGACCCGAACGTAACGAGTTATTCAGCAAACATCACTACGGCAACAACAACACTTACGTTGAATTTGAGTAGCGGTGCAACGGCGGTTACGAAACTTAACGGAACTGCTTTCACAGGGTCAACAGTAACGTGGACGGCAGATACGGACACACTCACAATCGAAGTAACTCCATCGGTGGGAGCAAAGAAAACTTACACCGTGACAGTTACACATACACCGTAGTGTGAAGAGGGCGGGGGAAACCCCGTCCTTTCCCTATGGGATAGTCCTAAATGGACGGAGAAAGGAGCAAATATGGTAAAACTATTCAACGTAAACGGCGAACAGTACAGAGCGAAAGAGTTTGATTTCAACCTTTTATGTGACCTTGAAGATCAGGGATTGTCACTTGAAGATATAGACAGTAAGCCTATGTCACTTATCAGAACATATCTTGCATTTTGCGGCAATATGTCAAAGGAAGAAGCCGGAAAAGAGATTGAGGCACATCTGATAGGCGGCGGCAAGTTCACAGACGTTGTTGATGCAATGAGTGAACAGATGCAGGATTCGGGTTTTTTTCGCTCACTCAACAAGGAAACAGAGGCGGCAGAAGACGAGACTTCAACGAAGAGTGCAAAGAACCGTCAAAAAGCGTAAGTGATTATCCTTGTTTAAGAGATTACTATGAGAACGAATGGATGCCTAAAGTAATTCCATTAGGCACTTCATATACAGAGTTCTGGACGTTAAATCCGCACAAAATAAATATAATGGTTGCGGCATACAACGAACAGAAGAAGAACGAAATACGCACACAGAATATGCTATTCCATTTAGAGGGTATGTACTTGCAGAGGACAGAAACCCTTTGAATATCCGAAAGAGCCATACACACTAGACCTTGAATATGAAGAGGGTTTAGATATGGCAGACGATGAAGAAAGAAAAATTGCGATGCAGAGAAGAAACTTTGTTACGCAATTAAACAATCTTTTCAGAGATTTAGAGCCTGTGTTAGAGGAAAAGAAGAAGAATGCCGAATATTGATAACTTATCAATAGAATTTACTTCAAAAGGAACAGAGACAGCCGTTAAGAATATAAAGGCTATGGGATATGCGATAAGAAATTTGTCGCAGACTCTTAAAACCATTGACGGTAGCAAGGTCAAAGTGTTTGCTGAATCTATGGCAACACTTAAAAAGAGTGTTCCTACAAAGAGTCAGACTGACAGAATGGTTGCTTTTGGGGAAGCGGTAAAGAATCTTTCAGGAGCAATCGGAACGGCTAATATAGGCTCATTCTCTAAAGATATGTCTACCCTTGGTAGTGCGTTTGAAGCATTTAAGAAATCAAGCGTTAATTCTATTACTAATGCGGTTTCAGCTATGCAGAATCTTCAAACGCAGACAAAGAAAACGGCAAATACTATCAATTCTGTTACACCGAAGAGCCAGAAGGTATCATTCAACAATAATAAGCCTTTGAATATAACAAACAACACGCAAGAGATCATTGCGTCACTTGATAAAGTGCAAGTTAAGGCTCAAGGTGTTCAAGGTATAATGCAGAAAATAGGTCTGTATGTACCCACAAAGCAGTTTAAGAAATTAGAGCGTAGCGCAGAAAAGGTACGGGGAAAGTATGAGGAATTAAGGGCAACAATCCAAAAGAGCCTTGATTCCGGCGATATGACATCGGGAAGTTCCGCACACACAAAGAAAATGGCAGAACTTGACGCTTTAAGGAATAAGTACGATGAACTTATCTTAAAGCAGAAAGAACTTGCAACAGAGGGTAAGGGATTTACTCTTAACCCGAATATTTCAAAAGCATTTCAAGGTGTGAGCAATTCCGTTAAGGGAGTAAAACAAGCCTTTAACGGTATTACTTCAATCGTTCAATCTGCAAATAAGGGGATAAGTGCGCTTGTTTCCAAGATAAGGTCTATCGGCTCTACTTCAAAGAAAGCTAGTCAAGATACAACAAGTCTCAATAAAGTTGTAAAGAAGCTCGGCAATGAGTTGTTCCGTGTCTCAAAGATGCTTAAACTTATGATCGTAAGGAAAGCATTAAGAGCGGTTATATCGGAAATCAGTAATGGCTTTCAGTCTTTAGCAATCCATTCAGACGAATTTAATAACGCAATGTCAAGCCTTATTAACGGCTCTAAAACATTGGGATATTCATTCTCGGCTATGGTTAGTCCGTTAATAAATGCACTTGCCCCGGCTATTGTGTATGTAATAAATCTGCTGACACGATTACTCAATGTGTTTAATCAGGTTATTTCCGCATTAACAGGGGCTTCATCGTGGAATAAAGCGAAAGCGTTTACTGATTCTTGGCGAGATTCTATCGAAGGTGCAGGAAGTGCGGCAAAGAAAACCGCTAAAGAATTAAAGAAAACTGTACTTGGTTTTGATGAACTTAACCAATTACAAGATAATAAAGACTCATCATCGGGCGGCGGTAGCGGCATAAAAGATATGTTCGATACAATGCCGATTGAGTCAAAATGGAAAGATTTAGCCAACAAGATAAAGGCACTTGCACAGAGACTTTTTGACCCTATCAAAAAGGCTTGGGATAAGGTAGGCGATTTTGTAAAGAAGTCTTGGAAGTATGCAATGGACGAGGTACTTAAACTCGGAAAATCCGTTGCAAGAGATTTCTTGAAGGTATGGGAGCAGGAAGCAACACAGAAGATATTTGAGAACATCTTTGAAGCCGTAGGGTGGATAGGTGTAGCAGTTGGCAACCTTGCAAAGAGATTCCGTGAAGCGTGGGATGAGAATGACACGGGTTTGCATATCCTTGAAGCAATCAGAAACATTATCCTTATTGTTTCTGAACACATAAAGGATATGGCAAAAGCAACGGCTGAATGGGCAGATAACCTTGATTTCAGACCTTTGCTTACGTCCATACAAGAGTGGTTAGAATCCTTAAAGCCTGCGGTTGATGCCGTAATGGGTATTCTTGAAGATTTCTATAATCAAGTTGTATTGAAGTTTACGGAATGGGTTATAGAATCTGGGCTACCCGAACTGATTAACGTATTCAAGCGATTCAATGAAGAGGTTAAATGGGATCAGTTAAGGGAGCGTTTATCTCAATTATGGGAACATCTAGAGCCGTTCATGGAAACAATAGGCGAAGGGTTGATAATCTTCGTTGAGAGAATAACAACCGCACTTGCAGATTTCATCAACGGGGATGAATTTGCAGATTTCCTTGAAAGACTTGAAAAGTGGATGGATTCTGTCACACCCGAAGATGTAGCAGATGCCATTGAGAAACTTATTAAAGCCATTATCGGATTGAAGATAGCCGGAACTGTATTACCTATCCTTGGTAGTCTTGCATCAACGCTTGCTACATTGACTCAAATATCAGGTGGACTTGTACTAGCGTTCAAGGGATTGGCTATTATTGGCACTATTTTCGGTGGTTTGGAAGTCGGCAAGAAGATAGGCGAACTTATCGGCTCATTTGTCGAATTGACAGATAAAACCACTATTTTCGGACAAGTATTACGAACTGTATTTGACCCGTCCGCATACGAAGGGTATGACGGAATTATCGGCTCTATCAAGTTAATAGGCGATACGTTTGTAGCCATAAAAGACCTTATCGTTATGGCGATTGAGGACATACAAAAGTTGTGGCACGCATTTTGGGGCGATACAGAGAAAGCGCAAAGAGACGGAACGAACGCACTTGAAAGATTAGGCAACACTACAACAAGCGTAATTGTAAATCCGTTCAAACTTGCGAAATATCTACTTGTTGGTGATCCTATTGTCATAGATATGTGGAATGACATATCAAAGGCATTTTCAGACGGCAAAGAAGCAATCAGCAAGATTGTTACAGACCTCAAAGACGGCATTGTTAAAGTATTTACGGACATTAAAACAAGTGTCGGTAATGGTGTAGCCGAAATAAAGACGAAACTTGATGAGTGGAAAAATAAGTTTGCCGAAGCGAAAGAAAATATATCAACGTCTTTAACAACACTCAAAGAAAACGCGCTTTCGAGGTTTGAAGAAGTCAAGACAAGTCTATCTGATTTCAAGGATGAATGGCTTGAAAAGTGGGATGAAAACAAAAAGAAACTTGACGATTTCAAAACCGAAGGTGGCAAGATACTCACTGACATTAAGGATGATTTTTCAGACATATTCGGAGAGATAAAAAAGAGTATGGATGAAAAAGAATGGACGTTTGATGGAGTAGCCGAAGGACTTAAATCCACTTTTGAAAGTGCGAAAGAAGGAATTAAAGGCATATGGAATAGTATAGCCGACACCCTTAATGGCGAACATCAGATAGGCGGTAGCAACTTAAAGATTCGGACAGTGGTAGCAAACAACAAAATGATTACAGATGGTATTGCAGATGCCGTATATGATGCTGTATCAGCGGCAGGCGGTTTAGGTGGAGATAGTGATAGACCTATATATACCACGATTACGCTTGACGGTATGGTTTTAGCTAGGGCCGTATCGAAAGGTCAGACCGCACTTGAACGAAGATACTCGCCAACCACGGCATAGAGAGGTGGATTATGTCAGTTAGAACATTTCCTTTTCAAGTGAACGGAGTAGATGTGCCTACACCCTCCGTATTTGAGTGGGGGCTACAAGATGTGTCTGCTGCTGATTCCGGACGAACACAGGACGGTAGGATGCACAAAAACATGATAACAAGAAAAGAGAAAATTCAGTTGTCATGGAATGCGCCCGATCCCGAAAAGGCATCAACAGTATTGCAGATGTTCTTACCGGAATACTTTAACGTGACATATAGAAGTCCTTTGACGAATACGATTGTTACCAAAGAGTTTTATCGTGGCGATGCAAACGCACCTACATATTGGTGGGCTAGAGGCGGCAGATTTGAAAAACTCGCATTTAACATCATTGAGGTTTAAACATGATACCAGTATCAAACCAGTACAGACGCCAACTAATTAAAGGCAATAGGAATTATCTTGAGAGAATCGAAATGACGCTCAAAGATAATACTATTCTTGTGCTTACAAATAAGGATATATGGGATAATGGTATTGTATTTGACGATGCCACATCAAGCGATAACTCATTCGATATTGGCAGTGCAATAATCGGAAGTCTAAAGATCGTAATTGATAATATCAAAGGCAATTTCTCGTCTTACGATTTTTATGACGCAACACTTGTACTTTATATGGGTGTTAGTGGCGATCTTGATGAAAACGATGTGCAGAGATACTACCGCAAAGGTTTTTATGTAGTGGATGAGCCAAATTATAACGGCTCACTCATTACATTGAATTGCCTTGACAACATGACATGGTTTGATGTTCCGTTCAAGGATATATCGACTGTAAACACAACTGCCGGGGAACTGATAGCAAATATTTGTTCGCACGTAGGTGTAACACTCGGAACAGTGAGATTTCCGAATTACACAATACCAATCAACACTGAACTTAAACAGGAGTTGAATTGTCGGGAAGTCTTACAGTATGTAGCGCAAATGTGCTGTTGTTATTGCAAAATTGACCGATCCGGTGCGCTAACTCTCAAGTGGTATAACAAGCAGGAAATAATAGGCATAACCAACTACGATGGCGGCACATATAACACAACAACTACGCCATATTCGGACGGAAGTAATGTTGATGGCGGCGGCTTCATGTATGGTGGCGATATCGCAGACGGCGGTACATTTGCTGATTTGTTAGATAACGCCTATTTATCACAGAATTATAAAATTGACGTATCAACTGACGCTGTGGTTGTTACCGGATGCAGAGCTAAAAATGCCACATCAGCAGATGATCCCTATGATGCATTATGGGTGGATTCAATACTTGAGCAAGATCACGACAGGTATGTTTTAGTGATTGAGAATAACCCGTTCATCAATGGCGAAAATGCCGCTGATATAGCAAATATAGTAGGTTCAACACTCGCCGGGCTTCCAATAAGAGGATTTACAGCAATATCGTTAAACGACTTCTCATATGAAGCAGGCGACATGGCGACAATTATTGATTTTAGAGGTAATCGGTATTACTCATGGATAACGCATTTAACATTCACGACAAATAATTCGGAAAACTTTTCATGCGGCGTCGAAAGTCTGCGGAAAAGGACAGAAGAACGGTTTTCGAGTGCGGTTAAGACATTGGCCGAGGCAAACGCAAATGCGGCGGCGGCGCTTTCAGACTATGACACGGCTGTTGCAGAAATGAACCAACTTGCTCAAAACGCTATTGGTTACAACAAATATGTCAACGCAACTGATGGAATGGAAATCACATGGCTTTATAACGGAAGTCAGATAGATACTTCAATACCAAGTAAACCTGTTTTTGCAGGCTCAACGGTTGTGTTTATGATAAGCGGAGATGGGGTATTTATCTCGCACGGCATAGACCCTGAATCAGGAGAACAAATATACGATCAGGGCTATGACGCAAACAGTGGAACGGCAATTCTTTCATTATTATATGCAATCGGAATAAGTTGCGATTGGGTAAAGACAGGATCGCTTACTCTTGGCGGATTCAACAACCTCGATGGTCGGCTTGTTGCTTATGCGAACAGTGTCCTTGCAAGTGGATCTTACAGTGAATCTGTATGGACTTATATAGGATATAGCCAAACTTCCAAAACAGGCGAAACACCTATAGATATCCACGTAAGCAATATATCCAGCGTATCTGATTTTAAGGGATTTTATAAACTTTTCCACACATCAGATGGCGGTACTACATGGACACTACTCGAAGAAAACATACTTGTTGAGGGCGTGAATAAAGTTTCGACCGTTCCGGATATAAAAAGTAGCGGATCGGATTATTACGCAGTACAAATCACGCAATCAACAGGAGGTACAGCAACTTTTGATTATTCGGTAAACATTAACAAGGTCATTACTACTATTGACCGCAACGGCATAGCAACAACAAATGGCTCATTTTCGGGGGATATAAGCGGTTCATCAATAAGTGGTTCATCATTCTATCTTAAAAGCGGTGGAGATATCGTTGATATATCTAACGGTAGGCTCAAAACCCAAGGCACGTGGATCCAGTTGTGTCGAAGTTTGAGCGATACAGATTTGGAGCATCTTGCCCTTGGACATCGTTATTGTGCGTATATGAATCAGTATGATGAAACTTTCTTTTTGCAAGTGAGAAGTAAAAAAATAATTCAAGCGGCAGACGATTATTCAGATGAACGTTTGAAGATTGATATTGAGCCTATAAATGATGAGTACGTTAAGGAACTTATCTTAAATGCGGATATAAAGCAATTCAAGCGAACGTATGAGCCTACAAAATTACGTTTCGGTGTAATCGCCCAAGAGGTTCGTGAGCAACTCGACAAGCTGGGAATTGATAAGAAGAGAGTAGAACTCACAGATGAGGACGATGAGGGTTACTTTGAGATTAACTACAGAGAGTACATTCCTATGCTTATTAGAACTGTTCAAAAACAACAATCAGAAATAGACCTACTCAAACAAGAACTTGCAGAACTGAAAGAGAGGATATGTTAAATGGCTATACAGGATAGACGTGGTAACTATGAAGATTTGGATATCTCAAAACTCGTGCCGGGCGAACGTTTCGTAACACTCGATCGCGCTCCGGATGGGCATTATTTTGTGGGTATAGCAATAGGCCCGAACAATGTCGTCAGGTTGGCGAGCTGGGATGATCTTACAGACATTAAAGCGGACTGCGAGCAGGCAAGGGATGATGCTCAAACTTCTGCTACAAATGCCGCGACAAGTGAATCCAACGCGGCAGAATATGAAAGCGATTCCGAGGCATGGGCAGTAGGTGAACGAGGTGGTTTACCCGTACCCAGCACTGATGATACTTACGAAAACAATAGTAAGTATTACGCAGAACAGAGTGGAGATTAT